ATAGTCTCCGTTAACCTGAACGTGGCCGATTGGATGACAGAAAAGAGTTGGACCTTCTTTCTGCTTAATAGTCAGAAGAGTAATCTCGTAGTCGAAGTCAATGAACTCTTCGATGATTACTCTTGCACGGTCGCCTCGCATATTGTCACATGCATAGTGCCATGCTGTACGAACCTGTAATTCGATATCAACATCAGTATCACAATCTACTACAGATTGACCTTTACCCGACGATGACATGACTGGCTTAATAACGGCTTTTTTTGATGCTATCTTATTATAGGCGTCGACAAGTTCTTGCTCTGACTCAGCATAAGCAAAAGAAGCTACCTTAAGACCGAGCTCATGTGCACGATCACGAATAGCATCGCGATTCATTGTAAGGTTAACAGCTCGTGCGGATGGAACAACCTGAGTACCAGCGGACTCTACCCCATAGAGTACATCAGTAGCAATTGCTTCAATCTCTGGTACAATAATATCTGGGCAGTAAATGTCAATCATGGTTTCGAGTCTACGAGCGTCGAGCATATCGAACACTTCATACGTATCTGCTACCTGCATTGCTGGTGCATTCCGATAAGAGTCGCATGCAATAACATAATGACCCATACGCTTAGCTGCAATCACAAATTCTTTACCGAGCTCACCCGAGCCCAAAAGCATAATCACTTTCATAACAAACCTTTCAAACTTACTTCTTCTTACCTATAGCATATTTCGTTACTAAAGTCCACTCGTCTTTTTCTTTGTGAGGAAGAATCTTAATCTGATTCATAGTAGCTTTTGGTGAGCTAAACTTATTAGGATCAACAATCTTTACAAGGCCCCAATCTTCTAGAAGCTTTGCAATCGTATTTCGTCTACCCTTATCCTCATCCGAGAAGTTAGAATGCTTGCCGTCTAGAGCAAACATCTCTTTGAAATGAACAATATAGAATTTACCTTGCTTATGAAGAATATGACAGGACTGGTAAAGTGTTTTATCTTTTCTGGAAGCTACGCCAATACGCGAAAGCGTTTCCCTAACCTTAAGGAAATCATCTTCTTCGCCTAGCTTTACCTCCAGTAATGTATCAATAGTGTCATTCATTAGTACCACCTGTTTTCAATTTATTTTTTATTTTTGTTATTTGTTCAGGGGTAAGCAATGATATAGCTTGTTCGGTCTTAGTATTATTGTACTTAAAGTACTCTTTAACCGCTTCAAAATCATCACTATCCTGTCGCTTCGCCCATTTAGAAAAACGCTTCTTTGGTCGAATACTATTTATGAGATAGTGAAATTGAAGCTTATTATCGAGATGATGCTTCATATTCATCTCGTTAGCATACAGGATAGTATCAGGGAAGTTAGATAAACTACGATTCGTCAGAAACGGAACATAACCAGACTCAGCTAGTTCATCGTTCTCCGTTCCTGTCATTAAGTCGTGTTTATTAAAGTTAATCGCATTAACATAATCAAACGGGCTCGTCACTTTTATTACCTTTTCCTCGCTGCGTTAACACTTCAGCAGACTTGTCGAAGAAGTTAGCGCAGTCATCACAAACATTCATCTCAGCGGTACCATCTTGTACCTTGAGACGAAGAACAGCCGGGGTATCCGATAGCTGGTTTTCTCCGCAAATATGGCAAAGGTTTTCTATAGCCTTCTTGCGAGGTTTAAACCAGCTCATAGATACTCCAGATCAATCATCATCTCAGTCAAACAAGCCGTCAGGTTGATCTCATGATCAGATACGAAGGCTGCTTGATACTGATACTTAGCAAGGATGAGCACCAGGTTAGGTACAGAGTTCTTAGATACATACTGACTAGCCGTATCGTATAGAGTACGGAAGATAGCCGTAGCATCTGTATCAATATTCTCAGCTACCCATTTACGGGTGTTTGTGAAGTCCTTTTGCTTGAGGAAACGAACCAGGTCCTTATAGGACGATTCAGTGATATTAGCAAGCAGACCAGAGTCAATCTTACCAGTAACACTATAGCGTTGCAGCTCGTTAATAACACGACGCCAGTCAGGGTAGTGCTTCTTAATCAGCTCTACTAGAACAGCCTTGTCGTATACAACCGATTCAGTATCGAGAATATAGCATAGACGTTTCATCATCTGCGCAGCAAGAGCAGGTACATCAGTCTTCTTGATCTTGAACTCAACAACAGAGCAACGAGACTGAAGCGGCTCGATGATACGGTTCTTAAAGTTACAAGTCAGGATGAACCCGCAGTTACGTGAGAACTCTTCCATGAAGTTACGAAGAGCAGGCTGCGTAGAGTTAGGGTTGAGGTAATCAGCCTCGTCCAAGATAACATACTTACGTCCACCCATCAGCGAAACTGACGAAGCAAACTGCATGATCTCATTACGAAGCGTGTCGATGTTACCGTTCAACGATCCGTTGATAACGATATAGTCACACCCCAGCTCCTCGAGCATGGCACGAGCGACAGTAGTCTTACCACAACCAGCCGAGCCAGACAAGAGAAGGTTAGGGATGTTGCCCTGATTAACAAACTCTTGAAAGGTCTGCTTCAGGTTCTCAGGAAGGATAGTATCCTGAATAGTAACGGGACGATATTTTTCGACCCAGAGAAATTCTTCCAACATTAGCATACTCCATCATAATATAGTTTATAAGCATAGACTATTTCGTCTATGAAATCAAGAGAGTATTAGCCTTCAAACGAAGAATTTTGCTCCACTGCGATCCAATATTCAACGTCTGAGCTCGTAAAATGAGCCAGTCCACGCTGCGATACACTTACGTTATAGTCGCCTGTAAGCAGCTTGAAGTTATCAGCCATAATAATGAAGCTGAACTTCTTATCAGTTACACCAACTTCAGCACGATAGGTAGGAGCACCAGAGCTGGAAGGTTGAGCCTTAGATGTATTAATCGTCTTAGCTTCGAGGAAGATCTTACCCTCTTCACCAGTAATGCAGAGAGCATTAGCACCGGTAATAGCCATACCCTTGAGTACGCGGTTGATAGTTTCGTTCTTAAGCTCAAACTGTACATCAACCGAAGGAAGAGTAATATCCTTCTCAGGAGGAGTCTTGATTAGAGACTGCTCAGCGCAGGTATAGTTGATCTTCTCATTACCCTGACGAATCTCAACATAAGAGTCCCCTGGGGTAAGGATGGGATCGTCAAACATTGAGATTGCACTAAGGAACTTAGGCATATCGTAAATAGCAAAGGTACCCTCAATATTATCCTCGAGGGTAGCCTTTGCCAGGATTGACTTTGATTCAGACATAACCTTGAGAGTGCTACCAGACTTAAACAGTAAAGCCTGGTGCACAGTTGCAAAGTTACGGAGAATCTGAATGGTTCGTGCACTAAATTTCATAATATAGACCTTTCAAATTTACTTCTTAAACTTCTTCAGTGCATTGACGTCTGCCGTAGCAGGTGCACCAATCTGAGCTAGATCGACAAGCGACCCACCGAAGACATACATACCGACGTGCTGCAATTGCATCCATGGGCAGAACCAAACATGCATACCAGCCTTACGTGTCCACTGACAGAACATATAGTCCTCAGACAGGTAACGGTTTGTATCAGGGCAGATAGGAGTATCGAAGTATGCCATGATCTGACGTGAGCCATCGAAATGCTCAGTGCGAACATGGTCAGGGGTATAAAGCTGCTCAGGATACGCAGCAGCAAACTTCTCAAACGTCTGACGACGAATCATCATAAAGCCTGTACCAGCTTCAAGAACTTCTACCGGCTCACCGAGAGGGATAGAAGATGAACCGCTTACTGGGTTAAAGACATAATCACCGACATACTTTTCTAGGTTACCTGGATTTTCGTCAGCAAAGCCCTTATCGACAGCTGTCTTGATCTTTTCCCATGATATACACTTCTTGGGATAAGGTCCAGCAAGAATATCATACTTGTCGTTAGCATCATCTGGGTCCTGAAGAGCCAGCAATGCAATAACATCACGTGCATTGAACCCGATATCGGAGTCAATAAACATCATATGAGTATCACCAGAGCGCATGAACTCGTCAGCAATAGTTAAGTGCACG